TTGTTCATCAGTAGATCTATTTTGACTTCTAATTTGGTTATTCTCTCTGCTGTTGAATTCTTATTTGTCATAGTTGCTCATTGTCCATTTCCAATATTTCTTAAAAGGCCAGGTTATCCAACATATCACACAAGGACACTTGCATACTTTGTATCTGGCCATCTTCTGAATCCCTTGTCATTATGTCACATCCGCCCAAGTTGATCCGTTATAGACTCTTACTTTGTTTGATGTTGTGTTGAAATATATGTCACCTTGATCTAAATTGCTTGATGGATCACTACTCGCCGTGTGTAATTTTAATAAACCACCTAATTTTGTTTTGTCTTTTGAAGCATCAACCCTTAACACATCATCGTTGTTGTCACCATACACTCTGAAGTCAATGTTCAATTTACCTGCATTCACTTTGACCTGATCATCAATTCTCATTTTTTCTGTTTCTGCACTACCTGATGCCGCTGTGCCTGTGTCAAGTGTCTTGAATTTGATACCACCACCATTTGCTGTTGATGAGTGATTTTCTGTGGCATACAGATCAACTGTGGCACAACCATAACTGAATACACTATTACCAGCACCATCAACACCTTGGTAAGGTGCTCCAAAGAATCTAAAGATGATCTCACCCTCATCCAGGTAATCATCTTGGGTGTAAGAATAACTGGGGGTTTCGCTCTCACTTATATCAGCTGGTCTCGCCTTGGCCGCCCATAAGTTGTTGTATCCGTTGATTGATGTGTTTCTCAACACCAATGCTGGATACTCAGATTGACCTCTACCTTCAATTTGAACACCTGTGTTGAATAACATAGTGGAACCAGATGCATCACCTTCAGGTGCTCCATATTCCGCACCGTTGTGGGTACCTTGTCCTCTATGATTGATTACCAAACCCGCGGCACTATGTTGTTCTACGACATTACTGTCTATTCTTATCTGACCAGTGCCATTTGGTGTTAATTTTATGTTTCCATTTGATGTTGTGACAAATGCTTGTCCATTCACATCACAGTCTCCACCCAATTGTGGTGTTGTGTCTTCTACCACATTGTTTATTGAAACTGCCTGTGCTCTTGCATTTGTGAAATAAAGGTTGCTTGAACCTTCACTTACATCATCAGTATCACCACTCAATTCACTCAAAGCATCTTTTGTGGCTATCTGTGCATCCACATAAGTCTTGATCGCTTTCGCTGATGCTATTGTGTCATCACTGGCACTGACAGCTGAAATATTTGTGTCTAATACACCTGATTTCAAGTTGTCTAATTCTAAATTTGATATTGTGACTGAATCAGCGTCAATGGCCGCCTGTGTGTATGTCAAAGCACCTGTTGAGCTGTTGTATGCTAAACTACCACTTGCTGATATACTTGCTCTTGCTCTTGATGTTGTGAAATACTGATTGCTTGAACCTTCTGGTACAACATCAGTATCAACCTGGTTGGTTCCTGTTCCAAAGTCAATCAATGTGTCATCTATACCATCTGTTTTCAATGTGACAGCACCTGAACTCACTGTAAAATGATCTGAGCTGAATGAAGCGATACCTTTTGCTGATGTTGATGCATCACTTACTGATATCGCACCACTTGAAATTGATACAGGTGATGTTCCTGTGATATGTGCTCTTACTTCACTGGCACTTGGGCCTGTGTATGTAATAACACCTGTTGAATTGTTATATGCTAATGATCCATCGCCACCTGCATCTGTGACACTTATATCTGTCAGTGATATACCTGTTGCATCTGCCATTTCAAATTTTGATGATGTTGAATTGAATCTTAGAATTTTGTTATTTGCTACACCTGTGGTATCTACATCTGATAAACTATTGATTCCAGTTGATAATGATACGGCACCTGAGCTTACTGAGAAATGACTTGAATTAAAACTTGCGACACCCTTATTACTTGTTGAAGCATCTTCTCCAGCGATAGTGATTGTGTCTGTACCAGGTGTTCCTGTTGTGTCAATACCTTCGCCACCTGCTATCGTTAATACATCAGTTGTTGAATCAACAACCACTGTGCCTGAATCTGCGGCAACATTAGAAAATAGATTCTGTGTTCCTGTTTGAACTGTGATGTTAGTGACTGATCCTGTTGTTGTGACTGTTGTCGCCATATATTAACTCCTTGTGACCTGTGCTACCACGGTACAATTACCTTCTAATAATCTTCTTCTTGAACTATCACTTGAATCCACGTAAGCAAGGTCCCATTTGTGTGTTCCCACTGGTAAACTTGCTGTCTGTGTGTCAGTTAGACTGATGTTGAATTCACCTGCTGTGTTGTCTGTTTTTGTCACTGTGAATGTGGCCAAAACGTGATCGCTTATGGCTTCTGTTCTAATTTGACTTGCGAAAGTGAAAGTGGTTATGTTCGTAGAACCATCTACATTCGCTGTCATATTGTTTTGGAATGTAGTTCCTTGTTCTATTGTTAAATTTAAAGTTCCTGCTGACATAAGTGTTTATTCCTTGTATTTGTATTTAGTTTTCTTTATAAAAAAGCATATTACGGTGATCCAGTGGCATAACTTACACCAGTTGGTGCTGGTGCTAATGCCTGTCCTGTTGCACCTGATGTGACTGATACAGAACCGCCCATATTTCCTTTAACTCTCCAACTGGTTGCATCACCGTGTATGAAACCGTGTAGATCATTTCTAACGGTTGGTCTAAATTGAAAACCACTTGAAGGACTTGGTTGATTTTCAATTGATACACATTGTTTTGCTTTAGGTCCATATATTGAAGAAGATGCTACATCACCTTCTGTCATTGAATTGAATATCTGTATATGACCTTTGAAAGCACCTTCTTGATCTTCTGCAAATGTTAAGTTGTTGATTGTATCCATTCCTGTGGCCCAACTGACTGGTGCACTAACTGAAGCTCCTGCATAAACTCCACCTGTGAAAGAACCTCCTACTCCATTTACACCACCTTGTGCTGTTATTCCACTTGAGAATGTTTTCCAGCCAACAATAATGTGATTCCATCCATTTGAATTTAATATTTGATCTCCTACACCTCCAAGATTTAAAGTGCCAAAAAATCCTTCTGTGGAACTTTGCTGTATACCAAATCTTAATTTTTGATATTCAGCACCACCACCACCTAATGTTGATCTTTCCAGCCTGCTGTATATGTAATAAGGATGAGCACTTAAATTGTTATCTCCAGCTTGAAATAATAGAGTAGTTGACGCTCCATTGCTGTCAATCATATCATATGTGCTTGGTGTGTATAACCACATACTGATAATTCCACCAGTTGTGCCAAATGGTGTACCTGTTGTTGTGATTGTTTTGTTTGTGGAACCACTTTTTACGATTAGATATGGCACTGAAACTGAAGTTGCCAACGTGTCATCTGAGTTAGAAACCGTGTAAGTCAAAGTCGCTGTTTCTTCATCTGATACAGCTGACAAGGTGCCACAGTTATGAGATAGATGTGTATCTTGCATCTCGTGATGACTTAGATAGTTTAATGCTCCTGCAACAGTCCCTCCCAAACCACCAGCAAATCCTGTTGGACCACCTTGTGGTAAAGTATCCACAAGTTCTTGGTCAGCGGCTGTGAATGTTCCTGAATGAGTGGATGAGGCCGCGTTGGCATTTGAATCAAAGTAATCAATTGTTCCAAATTCTGTCGTTGTCAGTGAAGTGTTCAATGAAACTTTGAATTTTATGTTGTTGCTGTATTTTGATTTGAAAATTACTCTTGGATTTGGTAGTATATTTCTGAAATTATCTATAGCACCCCAAGATGTGGCATCAACGAATGTTTCACTCTGTATTGTATTCAAATCAGTTCTATAATTCATTAATGAACTCTTGTCTTGTAATCTCAGAGTTGTCACTGTGCCTGAATTATCAATGTTTACGGTATCACCTTTGAATATTTGTTTGAATGTTGAAAAGTTTGATGAGTTATTGATGTTTAAGTTGTAAGCAGTCCCGTGTGGTGCTCTATACACATCTACAGTCATTGTGTCAGATGATGTTATTTCAGATGCAGGCAGATAGTTTATTGTGTTGTCTGCATCCGCTAACCATTGATTCAATTCAGTTTTAAATCCTTGTATCACCATTGAATTCAAAGCTGACACACCATTGTTGTTTAAATCAAACGAAGTTCCTACATAAGTTGTGGTATTGCTGTATGCATCACCTTGAGTCACATTGATTTCTGTATTCGCAGTTGGTTTTAATACGATAGCATAGACTTCATTTGTTCCACCAGCGGCATCTGCCGTGTCTGTTATCTGTAGGCTTGAGAATATAGTTTTCAAAGTGTTTTCAACATAAGTGAAATCAGCTATTCCTGATATTTCTTCTTCATCTGCCGCAACCACTGTGGTCACAGTTTGAGTTGAATTTGTAATTGGTAAAGGTGGATCAGTTGTGACTTCAATTGTTATCGTGTCAGCTGATATTTCTTCAAGATCTTGTCCTGATGTCAAAGTTGTTGGTACATAAGTGGCGTTGGTCAATGCAGTATTCAATGTGGCTGAAGAATTTGTTGTTATGGTATCTCCTGTACCTGATGATTGAACAATTGAAGCATCTGGATAAGTCATCTGTCCCTTGTTCTTGTCATAAGTGACATTGGCAACAAAATTAACACCTGAAAAAGTAATTGTTGGTGATAAGGTAAATGTTCCAAGGCTCTTACCGTTGTTATCAAATCCACTTGAATCTGTTTCTGTGAAACTTGGAGCAGATCCTGATTTTGCAAATGATAGAGCATTGTTTATGGTAGCATTCATTGTTGTTGGTTGACCATTTATCTTGTCATCATTGAATGATGAATGTGTGTTCTTCATTGTGAGTGTCAATGTCTGATCTTGCAGGGCAAAAGCACCAGCCACAGGACTTGATATCAATAATGGTTTGTATTGCATACCACTCAACACCGTGTTCAATGTTGAAACGGAAGAAGTTGTTATAACATCATTTGCTGGGTTGGATGTCACGATGCTGGTATCTGAATATGTTATACTTCCTATGGACTTATCATAAGTCATTGTGGCAATATAAGTGGCTCCTGAGTCAGCATCATTGACTGAGAAGTCTCCAAGATCTTTTGTCGTACCTGCCACAAATTCTGCTTCAGTGAAAGTAGGGTTTGCCGCTGAACTTGTCACTGTTGAATCTGATGTTCCAACGAAAGTGTGTTTTAAAACTTTCTTGACATTGGTTGTGGCTGAATGCACCGTACCTACTTGAAGGTCAGCTGTGATTGTTAATGTTATATCTTTATTATAATTGGTTGGTACTGTCAATTGTGCACCTGAAGTACAGGTTGTTAGATCAACCGTAGCACTTGAATTAGAATCAAAAGCAACAACGACATTGGCACTTGATAAATTGTTTGTCACAGATGAAATACCATTTGCTCCTGAATTAAATCCTGATACGGCAGTGATTGCCGCTGTGTCAGACCAAGAATAAGTCACTGTACCTCTCACATAAGGTGAGTGTTGTGTGTATGTAATTGGTATGTTAAGTGTTGCCATATTACGTCTCCGTGTATCCTGTTGCTAAACTTTCTGATAAACTATATCCAAAGAAATAACCTTCATCTATTGTGTTCCATTTATCCTGTTCATATCTCTGTGCCACCACTTCATAAACAAATGGTGAAGTTTCTGTTATGCTTCTTATCTTGTAAATCTTTTCTTGTTGGTAAGGTTTTGTTGCAGGTGCAGTATCTTCAATCAATATGAATGCCTGTCCATTGAAATCAGTCAAAGCAGATTTACCAGCATTGATATCATTCAATCCTGTCACACTACCTAATTCTAATTGAGTTATATCTTGTGTTCCTGTAAATGTATTCAATATTGAAGTTTCAAATATTGAATTGTTTACCACTGTCTGTTCGTGTGCAGTATATTCATTTGAACCAGTGAATCCATTTTCAATTAGAATCCTATAACCTTTGCTACCATCCATTTCAATAGCACCATCTATCGTGGCAGTTGTTGAGCTGATGCTTACAATTCTACCTGAATGTTTTTTGCCATTGTCTTTTGTAGAATCAGCATATATCAAATCACCTGGTTTCATATAACAATGATCCGCACCAGCTGTATATGTCACGAACTCATTTTTGTGTCTTTCATTTTCAAGTAGATATCTTGAATGTCTCAATGCTTGATGTTTGTTTGTTATACCTGCCATAATAACTTCTTTAGATACCACAGGCATACCAGTATTCAATTGATCTCTCAATTCATCAAATGCCACGTCTTGTTTAAACATTTTTCTTTCATTGTTAAATTTAACGTACATAGTGTTGACTTCTGGTAAATGATTCCTACCTGAGAATTCTATGTTATGTGCATTTGATTGATTTACGATCTTTACAGGATCAACTGGTCTGTCTTGATATATGTTTAAGAAACCATTATGGAAATAGAATTCACTGTGCATATTGTTTAATATCTTAGATAGTGTTTCAAACTTGTCTTGATCACTGTCTAACACACTATTAAAAGTATATCTGTTCTGTGTGGATGTGGTACCATCAGTTGCCGTGACTGTTAATAAATCTTCACATCTCTGTGTGGCTTCATACAATTGATTGTTTATCTTTGCCGCCTGTTCATTACCACTTGATTGTCCTGTCCTATTGACATCAGCGATCATTTCGCCCATACCAAATCTTTGATTGGTTATGTAATCTAATGCCACTAATGCAGTTGTTGAACTATGTGCGTCAGAACCCAATGTTGGATCTTCACCTGCACCAGATGGACCAGCTGAGAAACTTGGTACTTTTATTCCTTCATATATGAATGAAAATGTTGTTGTGTCATCTTCATCTTTGAACGTAGATGGTCTTGGATAACTCAATTGGACCAATGAAGTGTGTGGATATACAACATTGTCTAACAGACCTGTTGAAGTGTCCTTGTGTATTGATGTGAAGATTGATTGTTCTTCACCTTGATTGAATATGAATGATGTTGTTGATACATCTGGATCATAACCTACAGATGAATCTCTCAATCTACAGATAGGTGAAAATACCGTATCAACTTCTTCAGTTCTCACACAGGCCATTAATATGTATTCAGTGGATGTGTTTGATGTAGGTCTTATCTTAATTCTTTTGGCTACTTCTTTGACATACCTACCAGGTCCCCAGAATGATATGAATAAGACATTGGTCGTATCAGCATCGTGTATATGTCCACCTGTCCCCATTGGTGATGTTGCAAAATTAAGATTGATGCCACTGTGAACATAACTTGCATATAAGGCCGCACTGGTATCATTTGCTAACTTACCACCTGTCCATATTTCTTTGTAGGCTTCAGATAATGTTGTAGCAGTCACATTGGTAAAAGTAGAATAATCTCCTTCTACAAGAGCAAACAATCTTGAATCTGTTGATGGGGCAGAACTTCCAGCTTTACTAAAACTTTTAGTCAATGCCAAATCAAAATCAAGACCATTACCACCTGTGGCTCCAAAAGCCTGTGTCATATTTGTGTTGTCTATGTTGAGTTGGAAGGCCGTTGAAGTTATGTTTGATGTATTACCACCAATTGCCAAACCAAACCAAGTTAGTTCATAATCTTTCATACCAGACATTGTCAATCCACTTAACTGGGCCTGTGTTGATGAACTTGCTGTATGGAACAAGAAATCAGTGTTAAACTTAACATCCAATGAACCTGTTAGTGTTGAACTTTCTGGTGCTCTAATATATGTTCCCATTATGCAACCTCCTTGATTAATACTCTACCACCAGTGTTTATTCCTGCCACTGTTCTGTAGTAAAGAACTCTTGGTGTTGAACTTGTAGGTGTTATTGTGAATGTTGCACTTTCAGTTTTAGAATTTGTGACACCTGTTGTGTATTCTGTTGTTCCATCTGTGGTCATATAGAAACCATTTCCTGATCCTAAACTACTACAAGTGAAACTATATGTGGCACCTTCATACAACAATACATCTGGTCTGGCAAGACCATCAAAATGTAAGCAGGTTGCCGCATAAGCAGAAGAAGTATTTGTATTACCTGAACCACCTGAATCAGCGGCATTCTTCCACCATCTAAATGGTGATTGACTTGCTCTGTTATCTGTTGCCAACGTGACTGTGAATGATCCAGCTGTTGGTAATATCCAGGTTGATTTATCTTCTATTACACCATATGGTGATGATGCTGAAGTTAGATATAATCCTATATCATTTGCGGCATCATTAAGATGAACAGATACAAACTTTTCTGCATCTGCATTGTACTTCAAAATATGGTTATTAGTTAAAGTTGCTGACACATCTGCCAGTCCTTGTAGGAAACCACCTTTTCTTATAATTGAATCTTCTAAATCAGTTGTTCCTGTTTTAAAAGGACTTATATCAATGGCTTTAGATATAGAACTAAATTTATTTGATGTAGTACCCCAACTTGAACTTGTTGTTGTTTGTTTTTGTTTTACTTCTACCCCTGCAAGTTCTACTATGCTTGAATCAGTTGGATCTTGTAAAGGAACACCATTAATGATTGTGTGATTTAGTATATTTGATTTGATACCATTACAATCACCTTCACTGATTAAAATTTTGTAATTCTTATAATTGATTATGTCTTTACTAACTGATCCAGCAAATGGAGCCGTTTCACTGACAGTCTCTTCATCTATGATAACACCTTTGGTCAACACCGTGCCATAAACAATTGGTATCTTCACAGATGTGGTATCAGATGCTTCACCTGTGTAGAATTGTTTGTCTGATAAGTCACCAGCTACGATATTACCGTCTTTGGATTTTATTGCATTCTTAGAACTGGTAGCAGTTGTCTTTATTGAATTAAAAGGATCTCTTGTACTTGCCATTATTTGTCATCCTTGTGTGTTGCTCCAGGTGTTCCTGCTTTGAACTGTCCCATAAATGGTAAAGGTGATCCATTGTTTGAAGGATCCCATCTCAGTCTGCAGGCTCTGGCTGTTTTATTACAATAGTCTTTTGATGCATCACTGGTTGTTGCATTTGATCTGTCAAAGTAGTTTGTGAATGTTGCCTGGTTGCCTTGATTGTTTGTTTGTCCATATGGACAACCACCATTGTCAATTGATGTATAAACAAAAGCACCACCAACATAACTTCTATATCTCAAACTACATAGACCAGTTGGCATTTTCCTATTTGTAGTTGTTCTTTGTTCAATACCTAATGCTGGCGTTAATTCTAATTCTAAAAAGTTGCCAGTTGTATCTAATATACCATTTACGAAATATCTACTCAACACACCACTCTGTAAAACCGCAGTATGCTTGGCGGCTTTCTGTGCCGCTGTGCCTGAACTCTGATCACTGGTCATTGTCCAATCACTGTCTGCATTGTAATCGTGTAAGGTCAAGAATCTTTCTACCTTGACACCTCTTAATGGAAAGGGTGGTAAGTGTCCTAAACCTGTCCAACTTGTTTGTAAAGCCGCGACAGGTGATAATGCATCAAATGTCGCTCTGTTAATTTTTAAAACTGGCCTTGAAGGTTGTGTACCAAGTTCACTTGATACTCCTTCTATGTTCATAGCACAATGAGTGAATGTTTGACCATTCATTGAAATGTTTGATCCATCTGCTTGCCTGTGTGGTGTCAAGAAAGCTGTTGTGGAAACAGCTGAAAAGAACCTTGGAGTGATTGTAGAAAAATCAAATTTGTATAACTCTATAGGAGTGTATTCATTTATGTTTTTACAATCGTTTAGAAAGTTTGGCATTATTGATCCTCTACTAATACCGCTGTAAATGTATGAAGTAAAGGACCTGATCGTTGTTCATTGAATTCTTTGATGTAGTAATTTCTTGTTGTCCCATCAGTGGGTGTCGTTGGGGCCGTAATTGTTTGTCCTTTGCTGTAAAATTCATACCATTCTCTCAACAAGCTGGCATCTGTTGAATTTAAGTTCTCGTGAACTATTGTGTAAATTCTTCTCAAGTTATCTGGACCATCTGGGATCCTTTGTGAAAACCCATCACTGAATTCTAATATGTCCATTCTGATCTCTGTGTCTACCGTTGAGTTGACACTTGGACCAACTGATATAACATTTGAATTTGTGTCAGTGGGTGATGGATGTACCGTTGATGATGTGTTAGCCGCCATTATGCAAATCTCCCTTGTGTTGACATTATTCTAATACTTTCTTCTAAAACTTTACCAGCCATTCTGTTTAGATCATTTTGTGTGACTGATCCAGTTGTTTGTGTTCCTAAATTTCCTGTGATGTTAAAATTAAACACAGGAGAAATACCTGATGCACTTTTTGATATAGGTGTTATAGTTGCAGGCCCTTGAATTATTTCTGGTCCCTTTTCGCCAGCTATACCAAATTTGTTTTTGGCTAATGTTCCGCCTTTGGCAAAGAAGCCTCCAAAGAAACTGCCAGCTACAGAACTTATTAAACTACCAATTCCTCCACCACTTGAACGTCCTCCACCTATACCACCACCTGGAGTAAAGATACCTCCAATTTGGCTTGATATAACTTGAGCACCTAAATCAATTATTGCATCTTTGAAACTTTTTGTTCCTTTCAATACACCTGATATATTGCTTGATATAGAACTTTCCATTCTATTGAATGATCCTGAAACTCTTGTTGTTGCTCTTTCAACTGGATCAACTAATACGTGACTTAGATTGCTGTCACTGAATTCTGTTCTCATAATACCAACCGTGCCTTGGCTCATTGATCTTGTTGCTGATATAGTTTCTCTTTCCATTCTATGGAATTGGACAATAACTCCATCAACCATATCAGGGACAATTGAACCACCTACTACTTCTTCTTCAGTATCACTAAACCACCCTGTGACACCTTCGTACAAACCTTTCGCAGATTCAACAGCTGAATCTTTCATTTCTTCAAACTTGCCTGAGACTTTGTTTTTGAATTCTACTACACTATCAGCCACTTCTGCCAAAGTGTTCTTCATTGTTATGAAAGCATCTACCGTTCCTTTGACTATGTCTACCACTAATCTGATAGCATCAAATAACAAGCCAAATGCATCTATCACAAGATTCAAACCTTGTCCTAACAATCTACCCATTGCCGCAAGTAGGTCTTCATTCTCACCTATGAATTCTGTCAATCCACCTGTTGCATCTGCAAGTCCATCTAAAAATCCGCCCTGGCCTTTACCACCAAAGGCAACCGCCGCTTTCTTCATCGCGTCTCCAAAGTTGGAGAATCTTGTTGATAATGATTGTAGGGCTATCTCTGTGGCACCACCAAATCTCTCATCAAAG